TATTAATGACCTACACTAAAGTAGATTTTCGGACAGGTGTTCCCAAAACTTCACACTTACGGACTTAGCCCGATTAATAAAAAGGGCAACCCCCCTCTCGGTTGATTGCCCTTTAATAATATCAAATTACTTTGATTGCGTCAAGTCGTTCAAGACTTTACCAACGGGTGTCTTACCAATTCTATTTTGAACATCTTTTATTTGTGATTCAATATGCGACTTTAGTTTTTCAAGTGCATATAATTCACCTTGCAGACTGCCACCTGAATAAGTATCTTGAACAGTTTTAGCCATTTCAAAAAAACTATCTTTATCCATATTAAGTGTCCAATTCTGCGTACTCTTTTTCATCTTTGGTTTCAATAACTATTTGATGTTTTTCCCACATAGCAGTATCACTATTCCAATACACATAGCACTCTTTAGCTTTTGCTAATTCATAGCCAAGTTCTTGGGTAGGTCTGCCATCATTTTCAATACGAGCAAGGCAGTTGATAAGTCTTCTACGCAAAGACCTTTTCCACTTTAACTCCCAGCTTGTATCAATTATTGGTTTTGTTTCTGACATATATATATCTCCTTGTTGAGAAGTATATATTACCAAAATAAAAAGCCCCTGTCAAATTAATGACAAGGGCTTATCTTTAACGAGGGAGAAAAAGATTCTGTTATGCTACATAGTTTATATCAACTATATCCCTAGCTTGTTTAATTTGTGATGGTCTTGCATTGTCTAAAAACCTTGTAATAGTTAAGATATGACAAAGCATATTGAAGTCTTTTAACTCTTGTTTAACTTCTTCCTTAAAGTCTTGCAAGTATTTTTCTTTTACGTTTAATTGAGTAAGTAAAAATCCAACTTGTTCTTGATGACCTTTACTTATTTCTTCCAAGTCTTTAACTCTTTTTTGTAGTTGTCTAAATGGTGTTTCCATTTTTATCTCCTTTGTTATTTTATATAGTACAATAAAAAACCCCCTGCGTCAAGCTGACACAAGGGGTTTCACTTGTTTGTTTCCATAGTTATATTTTATATAAATATTATACTAATTAACACACCTAGCATTATCCACACAAACATAACACCAAATATACTTTTCATAATTTATCCTTTCTAGTAGTATTTCACACTAAAAGAAAAGATATGTCAAGTCTATAATATCATTAAGTCTTGCCATATTACTGCTATATATATACAAGTACATATAGCCATTAATATATACATTTTTAAGTCCATTATATTATTACTCCTATAATTAAACCAACAATAAAACCAACGCTAATTAATATTATTTCTTGCCTATAATATAGCGAGTTGAATTCTATTTTTTCTTTTAGTTTTTTTATATTCATTTTAATATTTCTATTTTTACTCCGACTTTTCTTAACCATTGTCTTGCAATAATTCCAAGCTCTAATACAAATGTTTGTACCTGCATTTTACTAGCTTTAGATATTTTTATTTTAATTATTTTTTCTGCCATAATTTTTCTGCCCAACCTTTTAAAAGTTTATCAATAGGAATTTCTTGTTTTTTACATAACTCATCATATTTTTTTACAACTTTTAAAAAGTTTTTTAATAATTTTTTATTGCTTTCATATTTCATATTATTTTCTGCCATTTTCTATTATGCTTTTGTATATGTTTTTATTTATTTCTATTGCCGAAAGTCCTTCAGGGTTATAAGCATAAACATTTATAAAATGTTTATCCTCGTAATTATCAAGTGTTAATCTACAATAATATGGGGTACGTTTATTTATAGTAGTATGATACCCACGCCATTTAATTAATATCATTTTTTTCCCTTTGGTTTTATTTTAATATATTCAAAGTTATATTTTTTATTTAAGTCTTTTAATTTTTTATCGTAATAATTTTCCATACTTGCGGATATTAAAAAACCTACAAATCCAAAAAGCATTAGCCCTAGTCCTATATATAATATTGTATTCATAATAATTAATATTACAACTTATAATTTAATGTGTCAATTATTGTTGCAATCATTAGTTTTTTTAAAAATACTAATAAAATCAATACTTATTTAAGCAAAATCAAATGGGTTGAAATAGTTATTATTATATAGATTTATCAACACTTATTTTAAATAACTAATAAAATTAATTATTTGTTGCCATAATCTTGACACAATTATAATATAGGTTTATAACATTAATAACACTAACAAAAAAAGGATAATGTTATGAATAAACTAAACACACTTTTTAATAGTATTGGTGACAATAATATTAAAAATGAAAAAACAAGTTTAGATATTATAAACGAATATCTAATACTTGAAAGACAAGGCAATCTAAAGAAAAATGAAAAAAGTATTTATGGTTTTTTGGGTTGTCGTAATGGCGGTGAAATAATTAAAACTATTAATGGAATAGGAAATCAATCTCAATTAAATGAGATTAGAGCATTAATAGTAAATAATTTATTATTGCCTATTGCTGATTTATCACATTTAGCAACAACAGAATTTTCAGAAGATATTGAAGATGAAGTTGAAAGTGAAGATGAAGATAATTCAGAAGATAAAACTAAAGATGAAAAACTAATAGCTGATATGAGTAAATATAATATAGATTATCAAGTTGAAAAAACTAATACATCTATAAAAAATAATGCTATTAGAACAACAGCAAATAAAATTTGTTGGGCTTTAGTTTTATTAATTGCTAAAGGAAATCAAAATTACAAATTTCATAAAGATGTATTTGAAATATTTGTAAAATCATTTAGTAATTTGCAAGTTAAAAAAGTATTTGGTGTTGATTTAGAGCATAAAAAAGCCCCTAAAGGAATAACATCTTTTAATGCTAATTTAACTCAACTTGATAAATTAAGTCGTGTTGTATTATTTAAAGTCTTAAATGAAAAAAAAGATAATGATACAGCTTTGACTCAATTAAAACAATCAGCAAAAAAAATGACAGCTAAAAAAGATAATTCTAAAAAGATTTTACAAGTAGTAAAAAACTTTTTAAATTATTTTGATAATCATAAATTATATGCTGAATTACATAGTGTTGAAAAACATATTTTCAAATTAGAAAACTATGGACAGGTAAAAGAAAAAATTGTTGAAGATGTAAGAAAGCAAACTAAAAAACAATTATTCTTTTATGGTGATGAGGTTGTTAGCTTTGAGCCAACAGAATTTAATTCTAAAAATTTTGTTGACTTTGAAAAACAATTTAACAAGCAATATTTAGTAAAATAAATAATAAGACAATAAACCCCTTACAATTAAGAGTTGTAGGGGGTTTTTTTATGGTTGCATTATTCAAAAAAATGCTTAATATTTTCAATTATGATTAAAAATATAAATAAAAAAAGGTCTTTATTCTTAAAAGAATTAAAACAAGATAAAGACTTAAACCAATATGAAGATGGTATTAAAGCTATTGAAAAACTACCTTTAAATAGTTTTAAAACATTTATAAAAATACTTTTAAAATATGGAAAGGGGGTTAAATAATGACTAAAAAAGACTATGTTGTTTTTGCTGATATGCTTAAAAAATATATAAGCAAACAATCATCAAAAACACCAACTGGTGAAATGGTACTTTTGGGAAATATTACTCAAGATATTGAAACAATATTTTCAAAAGATAATATCAATTTTGATAAAAATAAATTTTACGAATATATAAAAAAATAATATCAAGCCATATATTTGGTAATCTCCCTAGCCCCCCTTGATTAATTTCAGGGGGGGTTTTTAGTTTATAGCAAGTGATTTACACTAGGGGGGTATAGGTACAAAAAATTTTATTACCCAAAGTCCCCCAAAGTGTGAACCAGTTTATTACTCAAAAAATTTATAAGTTTTTTTAAGGATATCCTAGGGCAACCTCAAGAAACACCTAGGGGTTGCAGGGGTACACCCACCACCCCCATAGTATATATATACCGTTACCAGAAAATCTCAGAATCCCTTGTTAACCTATTCCTGACCATATTTATGGGGGCTATATTCCGACAATATCCCTGGGAATACCCTAGGGGGTACTTCTAAAAATAGGTCTAGGATAGGTGTAAAGGCCCCCCTGGGGTTCCTATGAACATTATACACCCCTATTTCAATTTTGTCTACTACAAAAGTGTCGCAGTTGCAATTTATTAAAAATAATACTTGACAAAATTGCATATAAACACTATAATAGGAAAGTATATATTATTTAAGGGACACACACTATCATACTTTACACTTAACACACGAGGTCATCACAAATAATATATAAAATATGGTCAAATTAGACATAAACTTAGTAAAAAATCTCCCATTTGGAGAAATAATGGAATTAATAAATGCAAGACATGGATTCTTCTATAACAAAGACTCAAAAAAGAAACTTAACAGATATGCAAGAAAAGTTTCTAGACGTATTGTTCGGGGAAGCGAAAGGAAATCCAAGAGAAGCAGCAAGATTGGCAGGATATTCCTCCCATTCTTATCCTAAAGTTATTAGGAATTTAAAAAAAGAGATTACAGAATTAGCGGAGACACATTTATCTACACACTCTGCACAAGCGGCTACAAGGTTAATCGCCTTACTAGATGAAGACGGCACTACTCCACAGGCAAGTATTCGTCTAGCAGCCGCTAACTCAATACTAGACAGAGTAGGTATCATCAAGAAAGATCAAATTGATGTTAACATGAAAGCTCTGCATGGTATATTTATATTACCAGCAAAAGATAACCCTAAAAAAACAAATGACTAAACAAGACTCAGATAAAACTAAAATCTATACTAACGAACACCCATCTAAAGCAATAGATGGTGAAAATATTGTATTAGCTAAAGCAAAATCTAAAATTAATCAGGATGATGCATCTAGTAAACGGTTAAATAAAATTTTAAATAAATTAAAACGTAAACATCCAAAAGTATTTCATAAAGACGAAAAGTTTTATTAAGTGGAACCTATTAAAATTAAGAAAAGAGCAAGAACAATACCCTTTGGTTTCAAGCAGTCACAAGATCCTAATTATTTAGAACCAGTTAAAGAAGAATTAGATGCTCTTAATCAAGCAAAAGATTATTTAAAAAATTGTTCATTAAGAGAAACAGCATCTTGGCTACATAGAAAAACAGGAAGATACATATCACATGTCGGACTTAAAAAACGAATCGAAAGAAGTAGCTCCTCCGAAGCCGAAGAAAGTAATTCAAAAGAAAGCCAAGAAGTCAACACAACAGATTCTAGCTCGCAGTCGTAAGAAAGTTGCAAAGGCAGAACAATCTCTAAGATCTGCCAAACAGTCAGCAGAAAATATTAAAAATAAACTGTTAACTATAAATAAATCTTTACAAGGTAAAGACACACAACTACTTACAGAAGATCAAATCGAGAGTGCTCCTAAGACTGTACAAGAGCACATAAACCAGCAAGAAGTTATCTTCAAACCTAATTCAGGTCCACAGACAGAATTTCTTGCAGCTTCCGAAAGGGAAGTATTTTATGGTGGAGCAAGAGGCGGTGGTAAATCATATGCGATGCTAGTAGACCCGCTTCGATATTGTTCCAATGCTAATCACAGAGCACTCCTAATTAGAAGGACAATGCCTGAATTGAGAGATTTAATTAATCACTCTCAACGTTTATATAGCAGGGCATTTCCAGGAGCAAAATGGAGAGAGCAAGAAAAAGAATGGCGATTCCCATCAGGGGCAAAGATAGAGTTCGGATACGCAGAGAATATGACAGACGCTTTACGTTACCAAGGTCAATCTTACACATGGATAGGAATAGACGAACTACCACAATATCATTCGCCAGATATATATAATTTTTTACGATCTTCTTTAAGGTCAGTAGATAAGGATATTCCTGTGTTTATGAGATCCACTGGTAATCCAGGTAATGTTGGTTCACAGTGGGTAAGGGAAATGTTTGTAGAACCAGGAGAACCAAACAAATCGTTTGATGTAAATATAAATACTCCTAATGGTAATAGAACTATTACGAGAAGATTTATACCTGCTAAACTACAAGACAATCCTTACTTGATGCAAACAGATGATTACTATATCATGTTAGCATCATTACCAGAAGTACAAAGAAAACAATTTTTAGATGGAGATTGGGATGCATACGAAGACTCAGCGTTTCCAGAATTTAACAAAACAACTCACATTGTCGAACCTTTCGAAATACCTAGGAGTTGGTATAAATTCCGTGCTGCTGATTGGGGTTATTCTTCTCCTGCTTGTGTGCTTTGGTTTGCTGTGGATTATGATAACAATCTCTGGATCTATAGAGAATTGTATACCAAAAAAGTTACAGCGGATAGCTTCGCTAGACAAGTACTTACTTTAGAAAAAGGTGAGTATATACACTATGGTGTATTAGATGTTAGTACATGGGCTAAACGAGGTGATGTTGGTCCTAGTATTGCAGAGACTATGATACAACAAGGATGTAGATGGAGACCATCAGATAGATCACCTAAAAGTAGAATTAATGGTAAACTTGAAATTCATAAAAGATTAAGAGTTGTTAATGAGCAACCAGGAATAAGAGTATTTAAAAACTGTAAAAATCTTATACGAACTTTAAGTGCATTACCAACAGATGATAAGAATCCTGAAGATGTAGATACTAATGCAGAAGATCATGCGTATGACGCTTTACGTTATGGTTGTATGAGTAGACCTACACATCCAAAATATGCAGCAAGATTCAGAGCATCATTCTCTCAAAATAATGATTATATAACAGATTCAAAATTTGGATATTAATGCCACTAAATAAAAAAGGTAAAAAAATTAAAAAAGACATGGAAAAAAGATATGGCAAAAAGAAAGGTCAATCTATTTTTTATGCTATGGAAAATTCTGGTAAATTAAAAAGTGTCAAAAAAAAGAAAAATACCAGAAGTAAGTAAAAAAAATTTCCCCTATCCATTAGTTAGGATTTATTGGGAAGACATTATCGGTGAGACTAATTGGTCCGATATAGTTGATATAAAAAAATCTAAAACAGCAATATGTTGTAGTGTTGGATGGTTGGTTAATCAAAATTCAACAACTACAGTTATAATGGCTGATTTTAGTTTTGAGGATAACAACGATATAAAGCAAGGTGGTAACTATACAACCATACCAACCAAAAATGTTTTAACAATAAAGAAAATTAAAATATAGGAGAAAACCCCATGCCAAGAAAAAAGAAAGAAAAAACTATGGAAGATATTATCGATTGTATTCGTGATGATTTAGATCTATTAGAACAAAAACTAATGGACTCTAGAGATGATGAAGATGAGGACATGGATGAAGATATCGATGATATCGATGATGAGGAGAATGAATAATGGAAACTAAATTCGATCCAAAAGCTAAAGTTAAACAAGGTCAGTTAAGTGATAGCCCTGATGGCAAACAGCCTAACAGGGAACATACTAATATTGACTTTTCTCAACACACACACAGAAAGCAAGAACCATTTGAATACGATCCAGATGTTCCAAGCAAACCTGGTGCTGAACATGTACAAGAGTCTTTGTTTAATATGGCTAATGAAAAAGATTATTAATAATAACTAGGAGAACATAACATGATGAAAAGATACATGCATGGAGAACTTGCACCTGATACACCAAAAGCTCCAAATGAGCCTATGGCAATAGACCCTAATTCAAAAGTTAAACAGG